ATTCATGGTTTACCTTGCAATACTAATGATGGGGGTGTGACATGTTTCATAAACCGAGACGAGTTCTACCTCGTGTAGTCACATTCATAGCAACATGTATCTGCATGATTGCTGTGTGTGGGTTCCTTGCCGTAGCCATTATGGAATGGATGGCAGGGTGTGGTGAGACTTATGTGGATTCCAATGGTCAGCGGCATCCATATGAGTGTGTGTTCTTAACTGTACATAATGAAGGAGTAAAGAAATGAAGCGTCTGTTCACGCTACGGCATGGCAGGGGTGGAGCTATGGTGCATGTCCTCACATCGGATAACCGTATCGAACCCGTGCATTTCGGCAACAAGATGGTAGCCAAGCAAGCCCGTGATAGCGGCAATGGCTTGGTGGTATCCAAAGGTCATGACCATAAACTTTACAAAGGAGAGAAATAATGCGAGCCGCAACACTTAAAGCAACCATCAAGTCCCTGTTCCCCATTCAGCGTACTATCTGCATCGAAGGCAGTCCGGGGGGTGGTAAGACAACCATCGTCCATGAAGTTGCCAAGGAGATGGATGTACCCTGCATCGAACGACACATGCCTACCATGTTGGTCGAGGACTTCGGCATCCTGTTCCCTGATGGTTCCGATCAACTGAAATACAAGTTGCCTGATTGGTTCCCTATCAAGGGTAAAGCCCCTGAGCGTGGCATCTTGTTGTTCGATGATCGTAACCAAGCCAATGCCGATTTGCAAAAGGTGCTTGCCAACATATGCCAAGCCCGAACATTACACGGCACACCAATGCCTGATGGGTGGATGGTTATCTCAACAGGTAACCGTCAGACTGACCGAGCAGGTGCTAATCGTGTCCTTGGTCATTTGCGTAATCGTGAGACAGTCTATGAACTTGACACACACCTTGATGACTGGACATCATGGGCTATTGACAACGGTGTCAAGCCTGAGGTTGTAGCGTTCATTCGCTTTCGTCCCAACTTGTTGCATGACTATGACCCACAGCGTGACCAGAACGCTACGCCTCGTTCATGGGTTGAGGGTGTATCAGATGTACTTGGTACTGTCCCTGCCGAGGCTGAGTATGAGTCATTCAAGGGTGCTGTAGGTGAAGGTGCTGCTGCTGAGTTCGTTGGATTCGTCAAGATATTCCGTACTCTCCCCAACCCTGACGCCATTCTGCTCAATCCAACCACGAGTGATGTACCCAAAGACCCTGCAACGCTGTATGCCCTGTCCGGTGCATTGGCTGATCGTGCTACTGAATCCAACATGGAACGAGTATGTACCTATGCAGAGCGTATGGGTGGTGACTTCTCAGTACTGACCATCTCATATGCCGCTCGTAAGAAGCCTGAGTTGACCAACACGCAAGCATTTACGAAGTGGTCGTTGGCACATCAGGACATCCTGTTTTAACCACCGAGGGGCAATGCCCCTCATTCAACAACATCATGGAGAAATGAAATGAACCTATCAGACCGAGCATTACTGGTGCAACTGTCCATCTCGCAATGGACTGCCCGTAAGTATGACAAGAAGGCAACCCAAGAGGTAGCCATGACCTTCAATACATCGAAGGATGCAGGACGCTACAACAAGTCGTTGCTACCCATGAACGACTACCTTGATCGTGTCCATAAGAAAACCACCCATATCCGTGAGAAGTTCTACAAGAACACTCTGCCATGGGGTATGGAGGGTACGATGATGTTGCCTACAACCAACTATCTGTCCTTCATGACTGAGTTCCGCAAGGAAAAGCATGAGTGGATGACCCTAGTGCAGGACTTTGTTGCCGAGTATCCAAGGCTTCAGATGGATGCACAGCGTGTCCTTGGTGGGTTTTATGCTGACTCTGACTATCCGTCATCAATTGACATTGAACGCAAGTTCAAGATCGACATGGCTGTGTTCCCTGTACCCAATACAGACTTCCGAGTAAGCATAGCGTCAGATGAATTGACACGCATCCAACAGGATGTTGAGGCACGAGTAGCCAATGCTCAAGCCGAGGCTATGAAGGAAGTATGGACTCGACTGTATGACCGAGTGAAGCATATGGCTGAGAAGTTGGCTGACCCCAAGGCAATCTTCCGAGATACCTTGGTGGATAACCTGAAAGACCAATGCTCCATGTTGTCTCGACTGAACTTCATGGATGACCCTGACTTGGAATCTATGCGACAACAAGTTGAGGGAACCCTTGCATCGCATCACCCCGATGCCTTGCGTAATGACCCCGATCTTCGCCGTGATACAGCGGCTGAAGCCAAAGCAATCATGGACAAAATGTCCATCTTTATGGGAGCCTGATATGACTAGCGTAATGCCAACATCTGTGGTGAGGAACACCAAGTACAAAGACATGACGCCTCTGACTGATGCTCAGAAGGCAGTACAACACAAGCGAATCATCAAGGCACGGACTGCCTTGGTGTTGGAGCATCCGTTCATCGGTAGCATTGCATTGAACTTGCCATTCAACTTCAATGACAACATACCTACTGCCCGTACCAATGGCAAGCGGATTGAATATCAGCCTCGCTTTGTGGAATCCTTGAAGGATGAGGAGGTTAAGTTCCTCGTTGCCCATGAGTGCTTTCACCCCATGTTGGAACATAACTTCCGCCGTGGTGGTCGTGACCCTCGCCGATGGAACAAGGCAGGTGACTATGTAATCAACCAACTGTTGACTGACGATGGTATCGGCAAGATGCCTGAGGGTGGACTACTGAACCCTGCATTGCACCAAGCAGGTAACGGTACGACTGACGGTATCTACAACTTGTTGCCTGATGAGGGTGAGGGTGGTGATGACGGCAATGACCCAATGGATGACTGCGAGGATGGTGACGGTTCACCTGCCGAGAAGGAGCAACAAGCGGCAGAATGGAAGGTCAAGGTAGCACAAGCGGCACAAGCGGCAAAGATGATGGGCAAGATGTCGGCAGGTCTTGAGCGTCTTGTTGCTGAGGTATTGCAACCCAAGGTAGATTGGCGTGATGTATGGTATCGCTTCTTGCAGAAGTGTAAGAACGACACTCGTTCCTTTGCTAGACCCAACCGTAGGTTCATTGCACAAGGAATGTATCTGCCCACTACTAGCGGTGAATCCCTTGGTGAGATTGTGTTTGCCATTGACTGCTCAGGTTCCATTACTCAGCAAGTCATTGACCAGTTTTCGGCAGAGATTCATGTAACCAAGGATGACTTCAACCCATCTGCCATTCACCTCATCTACTTCGATAGCGAGGTGTCCCACTATGAACGGTTCGGTAGAGATGACACATTGCATGTCGAGCCACATGGCGGTGGTGGTACTGACTTTGCCCCTGTGTTTGAGTTCATGGCAGAGCGTCAGATTGAACCTGTTGCAGTAGTGTTCCTGACTGACCTGTGTTGCAACTCATTCGGTAATCAGCCTGACTGCCCTGTGCTGTGGGTATCTACCGATGATGGTACTGCACCGTTCGGTGAAGTGGTGGTGATGTAATGATTACAGACGCCGAACTATTGGCGATGGCTGTGTTCGTGGGTATGGGAGTTTATATCTCATACCTGCGGCATAGACTCATGTCGTCAGAAAGAAAACGATACTTACTTGAGATGGTCATTGTCGATGTGCTTGAGGGTACTGTTGAAATAAGGAGGGCTGACAATGGATTTACTATCCATAAAACAGAACAAGAAGTTACTTGAGAAGTATAGACACATCAATGTCGAGTGCATGGATTGGTGGGACTACACATACGACTGCTTCAAGGATGACATGGCAGAGAAGGGTATATCCGTTGAGCGTATGTTCTTCTCAGGCTTTTGGTCACAAGGTGATGGTGCTTGCTTCGAGGGTTCGATAGATGACATTGGTAAGTTCTTGGATACCAACTTCAAGTACACCGACTACCCTATCATCCGACAACTTGTTAAGCACAATGGTACGGTGACTATGAAGTGTGAGCATCGTGGTCACTACTACCATGAGAACTGTACTGTGTTCAGTATGGATAGCGATAGCTTCTACAAACTATGGCAACAGCCTACAGAGATGCACCAACATGTTGTCCGTGCATTGGACGAGGCATTGGGCTATGAGTTGGAGGTGTTCGAGGAAGATGTGGTCAATATATTCAGAGACTACATGAAGGAGTTATACAAACGATTGGAGAAGGAGTACGAGGGTTTAACGAGTGACGAGTCCGTTGCCGAGACAATCTTGGCTAACGATTTATATGATGACATGGAAGGAGAATGAAATGGCGACAGTACGATTCAGCAAAGAATTACAAGACGCAATACTAAACAATGCGCGAGGTGTATTCGGTAATAAGGTAGCGGCGGCGCGTGATGCCAAGCCTGACAATGCGTGGGGTGAGCGTATCTACAACACATTGTTCGGTGAGCATGTTGTGCATCTCAATGCAGTACCTACCCACTTCTTTAAGATGGTGGATAAGATAAAGGTAGATAGGGTTGGCGGTATCACATGCAACTGTGAGTTCACTCTCAACAGTACTAAACCTTTCCCTTATGCGTTCCCCTCTACTGAGTTTGCTAAGAAGGCAAGCCACTATGGTGATGAGATTGAATTGAAAGATCATCTCGTATGGGGAGAGTTGTATGCAGATGTTGTTCGTTGGCGTGATGGTGTCAAGGATGTAGAAGCAAAGCGTGATGAGTTTGTCAAGCAAGTACAGACCATCATCAATGCACACGCTACCCTTGCACCTGCTCTCAAGATGTGGACACCACTATGGGACTTGGTTCCTGAGGAATACAAGAACCGTCATCGTGAGGTGAAAGAACGAGAGAAGAAGGAAGTATCTCTCGATGGTGTGGACTTGTCCTCACTCACATCCATTGTGGTCGCTAACAAACTAACACGCTAAGGAGATAACATGACAGTAGCAACTAAAGACTGGTGGAACACATGCCAACTGCGCACCTATGATGACTACCTAAAGTACTTCATGACTGCAAGGACTAAGGACAAGGGCAAGCCCTTGCGTTCATGGGCTAGGATATTCCTCGTTGGTGATACGCTAGAGTTCCGCTTCGGCAACTTCAAGTTCGGTGAACTAACACCTGACAACATCTTTACATTCGTAGCAACACCCCATGCTGTGCGTAGTAATGCGGCGGTGACATTCGCTTCGAGTTTGTACAAAGCCATACCTATTATGTGGCAACGAGTCGGTACTGCTAGGTATCGCGTATGCCATACATCCAAGGTGGCTACATCATCTTCCTACAATGAGTACTACAACACACAACAGACCAGTATGGAGTGGGCATACATGCGTACTTCTGCGCCTGAGTACTTCGCAGGAATACAGTTCAACATGTTGACAGGTGAGTGCGTAAACAGACAATCCGATCTCACATCCAACATCAATAAAGATACCCGCAAGGTATGGCTCAACTCCCTTAGGAAATTCAAGTACGGTGTCAAAGCCCGACTGCGCATTGGTGCGTTTGACCCTATCATAGAGAGCGTAAAACAATTACCTAAGAACCAACAACAAGTACCTGAATGGTCTGACCCACGGTGGATTGACTTGTTATATCAATCTATCCGAGATAACAATCACCCTATGGATTTGATGCAAGGGTTTTCCTTACATGCGGTTTACGACAGATGGTACTATCATCGTGGAAACATAAAACCTGCGGACATACTAGCTGTTGTAGACTCTATCTGTACGACACATAGCATTGATCTGCGCAAACGATTCGGTGTATTCGACGAGGAACCAAAGACATGACCATCGTTGTGTGGGATGGCAGTACTCTTGCTGTCGATAGAGGTGTATCAGATGGCTTTACCATGTGGGAACAAGACAAAACATGGAGGTTGGGTAACGCAATACTGACTGGTGTCGGTAGCATGACGCTCGTCCTTGCGATGCGTGAGTGGTATCTCAGAGGTAGATTACCCGACCAGTTCCCATCTGAGCAGACACTACCTGATAGATGGTGTGAGTTCATTGTCGCAACACCTGATGGTTTGTTTCGGTATGAGAGGTCACACATACCGATAGAACATGGCAGGAACAAGTGTGCGTTCGGCTATGGAAAAGACTTTGCTTATGGCGCAATGGCAATGGGCGCAACGGCAGAGCAAGCGGCACATGTCGCTTGTAAGTTCTCCCCTCATTGTGGAATGGGGGTAGATGTATTTAACCTAGGAGAATCAAATGAAAAGTAATTCACAGAAGATACGCGAGTACTTCATCAAGCATCCAACTGTTGACCCTAAACTTGTTGGCACTAAGTTCAAAGCGCATATGTCTCAGGTGTATATGCTACGCAAACAGGCATTGGCTGAAGCCCCTGCGAGTAGCAAACCCATCATCGAGTATGGCTATGTAAACGATCAGATTACTGACGCGGTAACGCAAGCCAACCGTAAACAAGTTGGTGGTGACCACTACATGAACATGGGTGTGCAACCTTGGAAGGCAATGGAATCTTGGATGACACCCGAGGAGTTCCGTGGTTTCCTCAAGGGTAACGCAATCAAATATCTTGCTCGTAGCAATGCGAAGGGCGGCGTTACTGATGTGCGTAAAGCAGGGCACTACATTGATAAACTTATTGAGGTGATGGGCGATGATTGAGTTAGCCAACATGTTGTCCTTTGCAGGTGGTGTGTTGGTGGGCGCAGGCATTGTGCTACTACTTGTTGCGTTCGTAGGTGTCGTGATGTTGTACTACGCAAAGGACTGACATGCGCAAGCGCAGTAAGTACCGACCAAAGAAGGTGCTTGTTAATCCAGTGGGGTATGTGCTTGAGGGCATGACCCCATTGGCAAAACACGAGGACACACTGGTCAGGCTACAGTTGAAGCATCACTTTGCGGTGGCTGCACTTACGCAGGGCAAAGCAACACGAGAAGATATGGATAGGATTATCGGCATGGCGAACATGACCGAGGCTCTATTCAGGTTGGGGTTTGGTAAGGACTACGCTGATGAGATTAAGCAAGGCATGTCTGCTTTGTTAGGCGTATGCCGCAGAGGGGCAGATACCAACAGGTTTATCTTGAGAGCAGAGGAGATGAGGGCGATCAATACATTGGTCGAACTTCACGACGCTCAACTTGAGGTTGTCACTGTACAAGATATTGAGCGTGGTGTTGCGCTTGTAGAGCAAGAACAAAAGCACAAGCGTATGGAATTCATAAAAGAAAGGAAATGAATATGGACATAGTGACAATAGACTTTGAGACTTACTACTCGAAGGACTTCTCGCTCTCGAAGATGACCACGGAATCCTATATCCGTAGCCCTGAGTTCGAGGTAATAGGTGTGGGCGTGAAGGTCAACAAAGACCCTACCGTATGGTATAGCGGTAGTAATATGAAGGGGTTCCTCACAGGGTTGGACTACTCCGACAAGGCAATCCTTTGCCACAACACAGCGTTCGATGGGGCAATCCTAGCGTGGCACTACGGCATCAAGCCAAAGCTGTGGCTCGACACACTATCTATGGCGCGACCATCACATCAGATGACAGTGGGTGGTTCACTCAAAGCACTCGCTACCTACTACGGGTTGGGACAGAAGGGCGAGGAAGTTCTTAACGCAATAGGTAAACGCAGGGCTGACTTCACACCCGAAGAACTCAACCGCTATGGTGAGTACTGCAAGAACGATGTGGAACTAACCTACAACTTGTTTAAGAAACTGAGCAAGGGATTCCCCATCAGTGAACTCATGGTCATCGACCAAACCCTGCGCATGTATACCGAGCCAGTTATCGAACTCGATGTGCCAGTCTTACAGCAACATCTTGCTGATGTACAAACACGCAAACGCTCGCTGCTGTCCGACATGGGTGTCGGCATTGGTGGAGAGCAAGCAGTCAAGGACATGCTCATGTCCAACCAACGATTCGCTACTTATTTAGAGTCGCTTGGCGTTGAACCGCCCAAGAAGATAAGCCTAAAGACAGGCAAGGAATCCTTTGCCTTCTCAAAGACCGACAAGGGATTCACAGACTTACTAGAACATCCTGACGATAGGGTGCAAGCCGCTGTGTCCGCCCGCCTTGGTGTCAAATCTACCCTCGAAGAAACAAGAACCGAAGCACTCATCGGTGTGGCGAAGCGTGGGCGTTTGCCAATCATGCTCAACTACTATGGCGCACACACTGGTCGATTCTCAGGTGGCGACAAGCTGAACCTGCAAAACCTACCCGCTCGTGGCAACAACTCTATACGCCGTGCGCTGAAAGCACCCGCTGGTCACAAGGTAATCTCAAGCGACTCGTCACAGATCGAAGCGCGTATGGTTGCGTATGTCGCAGGGCAAGATGATTTAGTACAAGCCTTTGCCGAAGGGCGGGATGTCTATTCAGAGTTTGCCACTGAGGTCTACGGCAGACAGATAACGAAAGCTGACAAGGTAGAACGATTCGTAGGCAAGACCTGCATATTGGGACTTGGGTATGGGATGGGTGCGGAGAAGTTTCGCAGGACGCTTGAGATCGGGCAAGGTGGTATCAGTGTCAAGATCGAGTTGAGTGAAGCCGAGCGTATCGTCCGGCTGTACAGGCAGAAGAATCATCGAATAGTTTCTTTGTGGAGTAAGTGCAACAACGCACTCAACCAAATGGTGTGTGGTCAGTCGGGACAGATTGTCGATTGGATTCCGTTCGACAACGAGGGCATCATTCTACCGAACAACCTACGCATCCGCTACCCTGCACTACGGCAGGAGAACAATCAGTATGTCTACATCGCAGACCCAAGAGAGTACCGCAAGGCGGTGACCAAGCGGGTGATGACAGGCGAGGTAGATGAAATCAACTGGACAAAAATCTACGGTGGTAAGGTCACAGAGAACCTCATCCAAGCACTCGCACGCATAGTTGTTGCTGAACAAATGGCGGCAGTCGGACAGCATTACCATGTTGCCTTCCAAGTTCACGATGAGATTATCATCACGGCCCCGGCAGCCGATGCGTCTAACGCAGAGCAACTTCTTGTCAGGATAATGTCTACTGCCCCAGTCTGGGCGGCAGGGCTACCTGTCGCTTGCGAATCAGGAATGGCTGACAACTACGGCGAAACCTGATATAGTCAAATCTCAATCTGAACAAGGGCGGTGGAAGTCCCACCGCTGACAACCTATGAAACTGAGTCATTCATACAGTGCGATCAAGCTGTACGAGAACTGTCCCTACCGATACTTTCGGCAACGCATCACGAAGGATGTGGTCGATGAGGGTGGTGAGGCGTCCAAGTATGGTGAACGAGTCCACGAGTACCTTGAGCATCGACTCAAGTCCAACAAGTTATTGCCACAAGATGTAGCCCATTACGAACCTCTCTGCGCATCGGTCGAAAAGATTGCGGCAGGGGGTGAGTTGCTCATCGAACACGAGCTAGTCCTAACCGACAACCTTACACCAACAGGTTGGTGGGACACAGACGCATGGCTCCGATCCAAACTAGACATCTTGGTATTGAATGGAACACTAGCCAATGTCATGGATTGGAAAACTGGGAAGCGCAATGCCGACCAGTTTCAGATGCAGTTGTTTGCGGCTCAGGTGTTCAAACACTTCCCCGATATACAGACAGTAAAGACTTCCCTTGTATGGCTCAAGACCATGGAGATGGACACTGAGACCTATTACAGGGAGCAGATGAACGACCTATGGGCTGATGTAATGAAGCGTATCCAACGTATTTATACGTCCTTGGAGAACGACAACTGGCCTATGCGTCCGTCAGGATTGTGTCGGTTCTGCCCTGCTCGTCACGATTGTGTGAGTGCTAGGGTTTAACCTGATAAAAAATACTTGACAGGAGCGTAAAGTGTCTTACAATACACCCGAAGGCAAGATAAAAAAGAAGGTCGTTGAAGTATTGAAGAAGCATGGTGTTTGGTATTTCTTCCCCGCCAACAATGGGTTTGGGGTGGCAGGGATTCCCGACATAGTGGCTTGTGTAAAGGGACAGTTCTTGGGGATTGAAGTGAAGGCAGACAGAACCAAGAAGCCCACTGCACTACAGATTCAATGCGGCGCAAAGATTCAAGCGGCAGGGGGTTGGTGGCTCGTGGTATGTGACCAAGAATCCATCGACATGCTTGTCGTAATGCTAGAAGAAAAACTTTACAGGTGAATATATGTTAGTGGTGGAGCAAGCCAAGGCGTTGGCTCTGAAGTTAAACAATCCCAATCGGGTGCTTGATTGCATCCCGACTGCGAAGCCGTTCGAGTATCAGGGGGTTCCCCTTGTGGTTACTCCGCATAGGCTTGACGAGGTGCGGGTACTGCGCAACCTTGGCATCCAAGCCCCATCACCCATCTTGTACTATTACGACTGGCCCGGGCAATACACACCGTATGACCACCAAAAACAAACTGCTGCGTTCTTGACGCTCCATCAACGCGCTCTGGTGTTGAATGAGATCGGCACTGGTAAGACCCAATCATCTCTATGGGCTGCTGACTATTTGCTCAAGACCAAGCAGATCAAGAAGGTACTCATCCTCTCGCCGTTGTCCACTCTTGAAAGGGTATGGGCTGACGGTATCTTTATGGGGTTCCCCAACCGTAAGTTTGCTGTGCTGCATGGCACGGCTAAGAAGCGACTCGAATTATTGAAGCGCGATGTGGAGTTCTACATCGTGAATCATGATGGGTTCCCAATCATCAGTGAACAGATACATGGAATGTTTGACCTCATCATCGTTGACGAGGCGGCTGTATTGCGCAACCCCTCGACACAGCGATTCAAGATTTTTAGGAAATGGATTGAGGCTAATCACTCTACACGTTTGTGGTTGATGACGGGTACACCAACTCCCAACGACCCCACCGATGCGTGGGCGTTGGCAAAGTTGGTCAACAGTCCATACTGCACAAAGACATTCACATCATTCCGCGAACAGGTGATGATGAAGATTGGTCAGTGGAAGTTCATACCACGACCCGAGTCAGTAGAGATTGTGAAGAACATCCTACAACCTGCTGTCAGATATACACGCGATGAGTGTTTCGATCTACCTGACACCGTGGTGCAGACTCGTTCCGTTGAACTGACAACCGAGCAGAAGAAGCATTACCAACAGATGCTCCGTCATTTCGTAACGGAGATGTCTGCGGAGGGAACGATCACCGCAGTTAATGAAGCAGTAAAGATTCAGAAACTCGTACAGATTTGTTGCGGCGTTGCTTACGGTGACGACGGGCAAAACATCGAGGTTGACGCAACCCCTCGTGTCAACTTGGTGAAGGAGGTGATTGAGGAAGCAGGGGAAAAAGTGATTGTGTTTGTACCGCTGACAGGTACTCTGCACATGTTGGAGAAAGAGTTGAGTAAGCATTGGTCAGTTGGTGTTGTGAATGGTGAGGTGTCCTCGTCCAAACGCAATGACATCTTCCATAACTTTCAGAACAACAAACATCCACATGTGTTGATTGCCCACCCTGCGACTATGGCGCATGGGTTAACGCTGACCACTGCATCCACAATCATTTGGTATGGGCCGATCAATAGCAACGAGACCTACACTCAAGCCAATGGTCGGATAGAACGTATCGGCAAGAAGCATGTATCCAATGTCATACACATTGAAGCAACAGACCTTGAGCATAGGATGTATGAGCGACTCAAGAACAAACAAAAGTTGCAGGGCTTGCTCCTTGATTTGATTCAACAAGAAACTGAAAGGTGAAGATATGACTGTGACAGTAGATGAAGTGGTCGCAGCCTACATCAAACTCCGTGCGAAGAAGGACGCAATGGAAGCTGAGACCAAGGCTGAGGTTAAAAAGATTGTCGAGAAGATGGACAAGTTTGAGGGTTGGCTGAAGCAACAAGCCGATGCTCAGGGCGTTACATCATTCAAGACTAAGCATGGTACGGCGTTCCTCAAGACTACCGACTATGCCAACGTCGAGAACTGGGATGCCGCGCTTGGTTTCATTCTCGAAAACAAGGCATTTGATTTGCTGAATAAAGCTGTTAGTAAAACATCTGTACGTGGGTACATCGAGTCGAACAAGGCAGTACCCCCCGGAGTCAACTACGGTACAAAGATAGAGGTAGAAGTTCGTAAACCCGCTAACCGAGTGGAGGATTGATATGTTAGGAGGATGGTTCAAAAAGAAATTACAAGCTGCATTGCGTGAGATGCACGACACACCGTCTGAGATTCGCCGTACCACGGCAACTGAGGAGATGTTTGGTCGTCAGATACCTGCTGTTGTCGCTTTCAAAATCAACAATGGTTTTGTGGTGCAAGCAAATGATTCCTCGCATGTCGCGCAGTATGGTGAAGTACGAGCATCAGGGTTCACCTTCTGTAAAGATGCTGAGGCAATCGCGGAGCATATCGTGTCGTCCGCAGTAAGAGAAAAAATTGGAATACAGCAAGAGATGTTTGGTCAGAGCATCCCTGCCATGCTGCAAAAACAATCTGCCATTGGTGGCGGTGGCGTCTATGCCAGCATATCGTAATCCGTAACGCTCAACTAAAGGAGAAATCTATGAGCAATCTCGTTCCAGTAAATGTGCAAGTCCCCGCCCACCTTGCATCTCGCATCGGGCAACCCTCTGCATTGGCTCAGTCCATGGCAGGTGGTCTTGGTAATGGTGGTGAATCAGTTCCACGCATCAGCATCAAAGGTGCGCGTTTCCGTATCGTCGAGGGTGACACCGAGACCGTGTTGGATACCACAGCTATTGATGTTGTGATCGTTGGCGCTAACCCTCGTCTGTCAAAGACTTGGTACGCTAAGGCATGGACACCTGACTCTGAGCCGCAAGCACCTGAGTGTTTCTCGTTGGATGGTGTGTCGCCTGACCCGCAGTCCACTCAACCACAGAACGATCTGTGTGCATCGTGTCCGCAAAATGCTTGGGGTTCCAAAGTCACACCTCAAGGCCAGCAGATCAAAGCATGTGCAGACAAGAAGCGACTTGCTGTGGTGAGTGCGGATGACCCGACCGGCCCAACATACCTGCTTGAGGTAACTCCTGCGGCATTGAAAGGTTTGAACCAGTATCAGAAAGAACTGGCACATCGTGGTATTGCACCCGAGATCGTCAAGACTCGTGTAACATTCGATACCGATGCGTCATTCCCGAAACTCAAGTTCGGTTTCGGTGGCTTCAATGATGCTGATGCCCAAGAAGCTGTTGACCCTCTGTTTGGTTCTGCTTCTGTTAAAGAGATCACTGGCGAATCCCTACGCCAACCAGTAGCAGTTCCGCAAGCAATCGCGGCTCCTGCTCCTGCACCAGTTGCGCCGAAACCTGCCGTTAAAGTGGCAGAACCCGAACCCGCCCCTACCCCTGCGGAACCACCCGCTGCTCCAAAGCGCGGTTTCGGTGCAACCAAACAAGCGGCTCCTAAAGCTGCTGCCCCTGCCCCTGCTGCGGCTCCTGCTGCTCCAATGGCTGCGGCGGCATTGGCTGACAGCATCGCTGCCCTTGTTGGGGAGGTGAATTCCGATGACGCCTAAGCAACCACTTGACTTTGCAAAGGTCGAGGCGTTGCGTAAGCATATGCTCCTAACAACAGTTGACATGGCTGCTCTGTTAGGGGTGTCACGGATGACTTACTATGGTTGGGTACGAGGGAAACCCCTTCGTAAAACCAGTGACCAAAAAGTGCGGCAGATGTTAAAGTCTTTACTCGCGGTTATGACTGACCACGGGTGGCCTACACCGGAAGTCATAGCCATGGAACAACCGCAACGCAAGCAACGTCTCGATGAGATATTAGGGTCGTACAACTAAGGGTGAGGCGGGGGAGCAATCCCCCGCCTAAGATAGGGGTAGCAATGAACACGCTTGAATTTTTGGAGCGGGTTCTTCCGTCTGAGGGGTTATATTGTTCGTTCACTGTAGTAGGGAAATACCCTAAGCAGTGTCACCACCAAACGATAGAAGAACTTGCTAATGAGGTATTGGCACAGAGCCAAGCAGGACACAACACGTATTTCGCAGTCTCGTCATTCCTGACAGACGAGAGCCGTGAACAGGTAAACGTCAGGGCGATCAAGACCTTCGCGCTCGACATCGACTGCGGTGAGGGTAAGCCGTATCCATCGTGGAAGGAAGGACTGCTAGTCCTGTCTGACTACATCCGTGACCTTGGTTTGCCGGGGCCGATGATTGTTCGGTCAGGCAACGGGCTACATGTTTACTGGACATTGACTGCTGAGATGACGCCCGAGGAGTGGCGTCCGATTGCGTTCGCGTTCAAAGCATCTGCTGTTGCCAAGTTCAAGGAACTGGCAGAGAAGCGCGGCATCATCTCGCCGACTCCGAGTAAACCCTATATCGACCCTGCTGTACCTGCTGACCATGCGCGGGTGCTACGTCCTGTCGGAACCATCAACACCAAAGGTGGCAACACAGTATCTTTGATATTCGATGCGCCCCCTATTGACCCACAACAGTTCGCATCGTTTTTCCGCATTGCCCCTAGCTCACCGGCTGAGCTACCCACACGACACACATCCAACAGTACATTGCTAGATAGTCTAGCAGTCAAACAAGAATGGCCTCCGTCAAACCCTGACCCTATCAAGAACAAATGCGCTCAGATTAAATGGGCGGTAGAGAACCAAGACAAGATGGATGAGCCATCTTGGTACAACGTCATGGGTGTGGCTGCGTTTTGCAAAGACCCTGAGGAAGTAGCTATCCAATGGAGCAATGAACATCGTACATTTAACGAAGCCGAGACTCGTAAGAAGATTGCTCAATGGCAAAACAAGACCAGTGGCCCGACCAAATGCGAAACATTCGAGGAGAACAATCCTGAGCGGTGTAAGGGTTGTAAGTTCAAAGGCAAAATCAAAAGCCCGAACGGGTTAGGTGTTCAATACCAAGAGGTGCAGATAGCCCCCGATGCGCTTGATGCTGCTGCCTATGAGGTGGAGTTACCCAAACCTTTTAAGAGAACTGACCGAGGTATCAAAGTAATTCGACGATGCCGATATTGACATATGCCCGTTTGACATCTACCCCGTTGGATACGGCAGAGATGAAGCCCTTGGTTACGAGGTCGTCCGGTATCACTGGAACCGACAACATGCTGGCTGGCAACCGCTGACCCTACGCCAAGCCTTCCTCACCGATGGTAGCCGTGAGTTTGCAGGAGCCATTGCAGACCAAGGCATCGTCCTTTTCAACAAAAAACAAACGGAGTACTTTCA